AGATCGCGTGAGCTTTACAAAAACGATGCGACATATAGAGCGGCAATAAAAGCGATTGTAAATCACGTAATTGGGCGCGGATTGCGTCCTAAGCCAAGGGTTGTAGATTATGAAAATACTCCAAATGATATTGTCAACGCACAGCTTGAAAGGGCGGCTAAAAGATATTTCGAAACCAGAGAATGGGATGCGAGTAACAGAATGTCATTTATCGGAGAAGGGCAACGCCTTGCGCTTAAAACTCAGATTATTAGCGGCGATGTTATCCTTAACGCAGTCAAATCAAAAACAGGCAGCATCATCCCAATAGCATGGCAAATGGTTGAGGTAGACCGTCTTGACAATTCAAAAGATACATTTAAAAAAACATTTGAAGTATCACAAAACATGGCGCAGACAGTTCATGGAATTAATATTGATGAATATGGAGCACCTGTTTCTTATTGGTTTAAAGGCATTGATACACCAGTATCAGCTAACAATATCATACATTCATATCTTCAGGAACGGCCAGAACAATATATTGGTGAGCCATTAGGAACGGCAATATTGGACGCTGTATATGACAAGCACGACCTCGACGAGGACTATGTGTTGAAATCGCGTGCTATTGCTAAATTTTTGTGGTGGCTCTCGACACTTTCTGACAAATGGCCGTATAGCGGCGATCAGGACAGTTCCGGCGTGATAGAAATGGATTCCTTGACACAGTTCAGGAGTGAAACAAATCCGGATATATTCAAAATGCCAGACAACGTTTCGCAGACAATTGAACCGCTTTTGAGAATGAAAAAGCACGATGTTTGCAGCGGCATGGGCATATCATATATCACGGTATTGCTTGACATGGCCAATGTGAATTTTGCGGCGGCTTCGATGAACAACCTGAAGGAGGAATTGAATTTCAACGTATTGCGGCAGATGTTTATTGAATCTTTTTGTCAACCGATGTGGAATAAATTTGTTTCTGCCCTTGCAATATCAGGGAAACTTACCGGCGTTTCGGCTGAACGTTTCATTCTTGACCCATATCATTATACCCGTTGTGAGTGGACGCATGATCCGATAGGACATGCCGATCCATCAAAAGTATCAAGCGCAAAAATAGCTGATATACAGGCAAAAAGAGAAACGCTTACAGATGATTTGGCGGCTCGCGGTATTGACATACGCGACCATGTAAAAAAACTGCAAACCGAAATGGAGCTATTTAAGGCGGCAGGACTTGAATATCCGCCAAAGGTTGATATACCAAAACAAAGCGAAGTCACCGATGATGACGATGATAGTGATGATAATGATGATGTCCGCAATCAAATAAATGCATTAACAATAGGAAGGGGTGACTATGCATGATAAAAAAAATTCTTGGTTTACAATAATCAAAAATGAGGCCGAAAAATCTGTTGTCCTTAATATACACGGTTTTATTGGTATGTATGAAATTAGCGCTGAATCGCTAATGAATCAGGTCAATGGGATTGAGGGAGTTGAAACAATTGATGTACATATCAATAGCTATGGCGGCGAAGTTTTTGAGGGGGTTGCTATTTATAATTGGTTGCTGAACCACAAGGCAACTGTCAACACAACAATTGATAGTGTTGCCGCATCAATTGCTTCTTTAATATTTCTCGCTGGCGAAAAGCGCACTGTATACGATACGTCAATGGGTATGATACATTTGCCGGTTGGGTTGTCATACGGTAATAGTAAGCAAATGCGTAAGGATGCTGATATTCTTGATAAGATAGACAATGGAACAATCCGTAAGGCATATCGCAAGGCCGTTGGGGATAAGTTAAGCGATGAAAAAATTAATGAGCTAATGGAAAATGAAACGTGGCTTGATAGTGATGAGCTTATTGAATATGGTTTCGCAACCGACAAGGTTAAATCAGACGATGATGAACAAAAAACAAATGATAAATACAAAGCTGCGGCGGCAGGTATTGATATAAAAGCGCTTGGGTTCAAAAAAATGCCTGAACGCTTGGCAGTTGCTCTTGGGTATAATGGAACAGTATCTATTCCTGTCAATGTGACAGAACCGAAAACCAATAACAAACAAAAGGAGGGCGCAATGCCTATCGACAACCAGACCAATTCACAGCCGACCGCCGAAGAAATTAAGGCGAAGGCACAGGCCGAAGAACGCAAGCGTATCAGTGGAATACAAGCCGCAGCCGCTGCGCTTGGTGTAAGCGGTGAGCCTGTTACCAAGCTCATCGAATCAGGTACATCTATTGAGGACGCGATGAATGAACTGATCGCGATCAACAAGATAGCGAAGCAGCAACCAGTAGACCCGCAAGCAGTTACTGTACCTGTGTCAATTACAGTTGACGAGCGTGATAATTATCGCAATGGAACAGTGGCATCGCTTTGCGCTGTTGCCGGTATTGCAATTGATGCGAAAGAGCGACATGCGGCAATGCAATCAGAGCTTCCACGCAATCTTCATGGACTCATCCGTACTGAGCTTGTGCGTGAAGGGAAAATGACTGCAAGTGCTATTTCAAGCCTTCAGCCCACCGATCTTGGACGACACGCTGTCCGTCTTGCGAAAAACGTTGTGAGCACCGGAACTGGTGACCTGACAAATATTCTTGCCGATACCATTAACAAAAGCATGAGTATCGGATATACACAAGCGCCGAGCACATATCAGGCTTGGGTAAAGATTCTTCCTGTGAAGGATTTCAGGGCATATACGCTGGCGAAACTCAGTGCATTTTCTGATATGGATGTGATACCAGAAGGATTCCCGTTCAAACACGGTGCATTGAGCGATCTGAAGGAAACGGGCAGCATTTCTGTCAAAGGGAAAACGCTGACAATTCCATGGCAGGTTTTTGTGAATGATGATCTCGCTGCTATGGCGCGAGTCCCGCAGCTTATCGGCGCGTCATTTGCGTTTCGACAGAATAAGGATGTTTATGACACGCTATACGGAACTGGAACTGGGCCGACAATGACGGAGGCCGATAGCAATGGTAGCTATGCGTGTTTTACTACCTCTCGAGGAAATCTCGCGTCTACTGGTGGTGCTCCATCTATAACAACGCTTTCTGCTGGTCGCAAAGCAATGCGTAACATGACTGCTCCGAAGGGGGAACAGACAGACGGTCCTCGTCCACTCAACCTTGTGCCTCAGTTCATTATTCATGGCACAAGTCTTGAAACAACGACCGAACAGCTTATTGGCACAAGGACAGACATTACATCCGCAGGTTCATTGGCAATTAATCCGTTTGCGGTTGGCGGACGTACTCCTTTGCAAATCGTAGTTGATGCTTATCTTGAGACTAAGACTTCAACAGGATGGTATCTGGCCGCTTCTCCTGCAATGATTGAGACTATTGTGCTGCTTGCGCTTGATGGGCAGGTGCAGCCGACAATCCGCAGCGAGGAAAGCCGAGTTGGTGAAGCACTGGGCATCAACTGGGATATTTATGGCGCATATGGAGTGATGTGCGGTGATTTCCGTGGACTGTATTTCAATGCTGGTGCATAATTAATAGTTAATATACCGGGGGCATATTTCAGAACAATTTTTAAAGAAAAGAGGTAAATTATGGCGCGGACAGAAGGGAACATGAAACTTGACCACAAAGAGGCAAGCCGTGTAAAATATACGAACTCAAGTGCAGTTAGCGCTGGCGAGATTATCTACGTGGCTGGAATGGGAGCGCTTGTCGCATCTGCAAATTATGGCGCAAATGTTGAGGGTGTTTATTATACCGCAGGTGTCGTTACGCTTCCCATTGCAAGTGGTGTGACGATTAATCAGGGTAACCGGTGCTATTGGGATGTGTCCGAAAATAAGGTTATTCTTGCGACGACTGCCGCATTTACAGCCGGAGACTTCTTTATAGGTACTGCGGTTGCGGCAGGGACGGCAGCAGGCGGATATGTTGACGTTGCCATCAACTGGATGCCGACAATTGCGGCCCCATCGTATGTTGTTGTTGGCTATGGTGCGGTTGCGTCTAATGCGGGTACTGGTGGAACAATTACTGTTTCCGGTGCTCAGACGACCGATAAATGCATGGCAACGCTTTTGAGCGGCTGGACAAGCTCGACTGTTGGTGGTGCGAGTATCCTGCAGTGCAATGTTTCCGCTGAGGACACAGTAACGTATGTTATTGGCGGAACAGGGATAAGCGGAACATCCGGCGGTATCGGTGTCGAGGTGTTAAGGGCGGTATAAACCTGAACATTGCTAATACTGCCAATAAAGCGTGGGGGGGGAATATTATGAATACATTTACTGATGGATATATCCATCCTCCCCCATGTTTTATTACAAGAATGCAATGTAAGCGTGTGGCTGTTGTTGAGCTATATAATCGTATTGTCAATAAAAAAAACGGCGTAGCGGTGGCAATAGAAACTATTAACAAGCTGCTTGCCGATGCCGTAAACGAGCCAATTACGGCAAACTTTCTCAAGTTAAAAAAGGCTGAAGCTGAAGCTGAACTCCAGCAATTAGAGGTTAATTTGTATTCTATTATTGGAAGAATACATCAACTTGATGAATTCATCAACGAGGAAATCGAGATTGAACTTGAAAACAATTATTCAGAAGAAGCGATAAAAAACATCAAAACAGAAATATTAAAAAAAACAGAACAATTGGAAGCAGTCATTGACAAACAAACAGTTTAATTTTGAAGGCGAAGAAAAAGCCGCATACGACATGATTAACGCAGAGCGATTTGATAATGTAATATCGCTATGCAGTAGGCAGGTTATTGCCGATATTAGCAACCACCAGGCCATACTTTTTTTGGGTATAGCATATTTATATAAAGGCGAACTGGACAAGGCGGCGATATGTTTTTATTATTTACTTATGCAATATCCAAAAAACACCAGTATATGGAATAATTATGCTGAATGTCATACGCGGATGGGTGATGTTGAACGTGCATGTGCAATATACAAAAATGCCCTATCTGATAATCCAATTTCAATAAATAAATTTGGAATAGATTGCATTATATGATCACGGCATCAGATGCATTTATTGCTGGAGTCCTATCGGCAAACAATCCATTTACTGAGCTTATTACATATACTCCGAATGGAAAATCACCTGTTGAAATTAGGGCGACTGTGAAGCGAAACAATGGGGTTATTAGTAGAAATAACATTGATGGCAGAACGGTATATTCTGCTGAGATAATAATTAGCAACAATGCAACATATGGCATCGCGGTTGTAACTCCACGAAAGGACACTGTTACCATGTCAGCCCCAGAACTTGGGAAAGTAGCACATACATTTCAGGTTGCTGGAATACTCGGTAAATCAGCTATGGGTTGGCATTTGGGGTTGAATCAATGAACGAAACGCTATTGGGATTTGAGGCGAAAAAATATAGTCTTGACAAAATCAAGCAAATGTATGCTGCCGCTCCTGGTGCATTTTATAAGGCCATACGACACAGGATGTATTCGGAACGCAAACGGTATATTGGCAATAGAAGCAGCCCTGAAGGAAGATTCCGCAGGGAATTATTAAATAAAAGGCATTCTGGAACAGGCATATTTGCTCGTAAGGGTAAATGGCCAGTGAATGTGGCGCGAGCCGCAAAGGGTTATTTGAGCGGCGCTGAATCAATTAATAATATGTTTATGCGGATGGGTGTTGGGCTAAAAAAACAAAGCGGCTTTACTCGTGGGCTTGCTCTTATGGACGCGGCTTATCTTGGAAGCCGAACAATACATGGTGGTGGGAAGCAAATGCCAATACCGGTGTATAAAAATTTATTAAAAGTACAGCCAACAGAGCCAAGTACTGCATTTAGGAAATTATCAGCCGCAGGAAGGCTGATACCGATAAATAAATGCAATAAAACACTGTGGTTTTTGCGCGATGGCATTGGCAAACACAAAGAACAGCGGGGCAGATTTAAGCCGTCTGCGCTTTTATTTGTCGGTACGCGGTCGGTCACGATTAAACCACAGTTTAATTTTGGTGGAATGTTTAGAGCCGAAATGCCTGCGATAATAAATAGAGCACAGAATGAAATTGACGGAACCGTTCGGAGATTGATGCGCGGTGATTTCAAGAGTGGTGATTTTATTAAAACGCCTGGCCATGATTGGCAATAATAAAAAAGGGGTTATTTATGTCTGCATTAACAGATGCGATTGTAGCAAACAAGGTCAATTCAATTCCAACGCAAGAAGCGGTTGCCGCAACATTGGCGGCAGATCAGGGAAATAGTGGCCCAGCATATACTGGTATTACATTAACAGGAACGGGATATATTGATTGTAAGGCCGAACTTGGATTTATTCCGCGCATGGCATATATAAGTGTTGGCGGAAACTTTACGTTCAAAACTCTTGACGGGAACATCCATTGCATTCCTGTTGCTGATAAGTCATGGATTGGGCCTATATGGATGCCGTATATCGGAGAGGCGTCGCTTGCCTCGATACCTACAACTGCAACTGGGGTGCATGTTTTCTGATGGAGTCAATAACTGAAAAAATAACTGATAATATAGTCTCGTCGCTTGAAGCGATGAGCACAGATAACGATTATGATTTTACGCCTGGTGCTGTTGAGCAAGAGCGGTCTGTTCAGATTATCGGCGATAGATACCCGTTTATTGAGGTTGCCGGGCCGGAAGGTGTTGTCGAACCGATGAAAGATACAGAATGTGATGAGCATACGTTAAGTTATGTAATTACATTCGTTGACAAATTAAATGATACAAATTATGCAACTGACAAACCATTGACAAAACAAGCTGCATCTGTCGTTTGCAATATTCATAAGGCGTTAATGGCGGATTATACACGCGGCGGGTACGCTATTATGACGTGGCTGCGCGGATACGGTTATACAAATTATACTGCTGATACTGGAGAGCATTTTGAGGTGTATGTGCTTATAGAGGTTCAGGCGCATATAGATTCATTTGACATGACATTAACTCATTAGGAGGCATATATGGCAAAGATGGTAAGCAAACAGAAATTGCTATTGGTCAAGAACCAATCTGTATTTAACACGCCGGAAACGTCTTTGGGTGCGGATGATGTTGTCGAAACGGTAGAACAGCCAGAATTTTCACTTAATGCCGATGTTACTGAAATCGATCACGTGGCTGGGGCATTTGATCAGGATGTGGCAATTCCTGGGATAATTTCCTATGATATTACTGCGAAAGTTTACATGAGGACTGGTGGTGCTTCCCAGAGTTATGGGCAGATAGATAAGTTGCTTCTTGCATCAGGGATGACTGGCTCAACTTCAGGAGCAGTCAAGACCTATCAATTTACAAGCACACAAAGCGCATATACTGCGGCGACGGCCTGGGGGTATAGCGGGAACAAATCAACCGGCGGTGCATTATTGCGTAAGGCTGGAAATATTGTATGGAAGCCTAAATGGACGATTGAGGCTGGGAAACCGGTAATAATGGAGATTTCTGGCACAGGGACTTATGGCGGAGCGGCGGCAAGTGCGACTCAGCCGAGCATAACAAAACTGCGTTCAAATCCACCGGCGTTTGTCGCTGCGACTACTATAACAATTAATGGTGATTCGGATTATAAGGTACTTAAAGCGGAGATTGATGCGGGACAAACTACGGAGCTTACTGTTGACCCAGCACAAACCTACGGCAAAGGCGAAGCGACAATAACTGATAGAAAAATAAAGTGGTCAGCAACTGTATATCAGGATTTACCTTCAACTGTTGACCCAGAAACAGCTTTGATAAACAAGACAGAAGGCGGTTTAGTTTTTGTTTATGGTACTGCGCCGAATAAAATAACGTTTTCATGCGGATATTCGCAGATTACGGATATTAAAGAAGGCGACGAAGGAGGAGTACAAGTTTGGAATCTTTCCGGCCAATGCAATCGAAATGATTTTAGTATTATACTTGACACAACTACAACATAATAAAAATCGTGGGGGCATTATGATTCCGTTGAGTAAAGACACAATATTGACATGGACTGACGAAGAAGACGGGGCTGTTATTGAGTTTGTTCCGGCGACCGGAGAGGTCGGATATTTATTACACAAGGCGATAGGGTGTTTTGAATACGATGTTACTCCGTTTGTTGCCGAGGTTACAAAAGAGGTTGAAAGAGAGTCTGGGGGGATGTGGGATACAGAAAAGATGGAGACAGAAATACGTAACCGTTCAATTGCGCGGGCGCGAAACGCACAAAAAGAAAAAGAAAACCTCGGCGATAGGGAAAATAAAGCGATGTACACTTTAGTTGACTGGGCGGTATTGTCTTGTACGCCAAAGGACGGGAAGAAGATAGTATTTAATAAAGACGCGACTCATTATTTTACCTATCTTCAGGTTCTTAAATTGTTTACCGTCTATATGAAACTTAACAGTCTAACAGGGGAAGAAAGAAAAAACTGATCGCGGCGGCTTTGATGGCCGCTGATTCAGCGCAAAAAATATTTACGTGTGAAACTTATATATGGTTTCGCCGCTGTCCTTCTGTGTGCAAGATTAAGAAAGAATGGACGGTAGACTGTTATGATTGCTACGGCACTGATGCTTGGTGTAAATTGTGTTGTGGGAGTGGGCGCGTCACCAGCACGGAATGCCCCCGGCTGTTGTCAAGTGGCGCAGATTACCTGCTCCCATATTTTTTTGATTGGAAATATTCACAGTATCAGGCATGGCCTGATGGCCGTGGTGCATTATATCAACCGGTGAAATTGCGGCGTGCTTTTGAGGTGCTGGCGAATTATTACGCAAACGAAGAGAAGAAAAGGATTGAAAAAGAGGTTAAATAATGGCTTCACCGATTCTTGAATTTATACTACGGGCAAAAGACGAAGCAACAGCAAACATTGATAAAGTCAAGGGAAAGCTGAGCTTGTTTGGCGCAGAGATTGGACAGACAGGGAGGCAATTAGGATTTACAGACCGTAGTATGGGGAGGCTGGCAGGAAGGTTTATTGGTTTTGCGGCTGTAGCAGGCGCTGTTGCTCAAGCCGTGCGAACGGTAAACAAAGAACTTGTTGACTCAGTAAAAGCATATGAAGACTTCGGACGCGCTACCAGTGATGTTGATGTACAGCGCGTGGATGAGTTAAAAGAGAAAATAGAGCTTGCACGTATTGAGCTTGGCGAAAAACTTTATCCTGTTGTTGTAAGATTATCAGAAATAAAGCTAAAATTTGTTGAACAATTAAACTCACTTATAGCAGGCAGAAGGGAGGCAAAAATAAGCGCGAGTGAAAATGTCATTGCTACACTTCAAGCTGAAGCGGAAGAAATAAAAACACAAATAGCTCTTGCCGAAAGAACAGGACAAACACAAATAGCAGTTATGTCTGGCGGTGAAACACGGATTGTAAATTTGCGTGCGGCATATGAAGAATTAAAAATAATAAACGAAGACATCAAAAAAGCGCAGGAAGAAACAGACAAATTAAGGAAAGAATTTAAAACACAATCGCAATTAGAAGCAGAGGCTAAGGCAATAGAGGCGGCACGTAAGGCCGCTGAGCAGCGGAGAAAGGAAGAAGAACGCGAGTATAAAGCACGTATTGACGCAATGGCTAAGGCGGGTGAAGCAGAAAACCAATATAGGCAGAAACAAGCCGCATTTGCTGATGATATTCAAAAAATGCAAATTGAAAACGGTATTGCCTCAATGCAAGATGAAACCC